GGGCCTTCCGGGCCTTGTGGGCCTGCCGGGCCCGCGGGGCCGGGTTCGCCGGGTTTACCCTCGGAGTTTACGCCGCTGTCCTCGTACTCGTTTTTTTCAAAATTCCACACATACCAGTTACCATTGTCGCCGATATACGGCGTTTTTACCGTCGCAGTCTCCGCTTTTTCCGCGGCCTTTATCACGTCCTCCGCCCAGTCCGGCGCAGGTGGGGGAGGCACGGGGCCCGTGCCTCCTATGGATTGCTCGACGTATGCGGTTATGATGTGCGTTTTGCCGACGGTCTCCCCGTCCAGCAGGCGCAGCTCGATCTGCCCCACTCCGGGCACGGCGGTGTCCGCAGCGTCCGGTGTCCACTGGATAGGGGAGGACGTGCCGCCCACGACTACCGGCCTCATCTGGCCGTCCGGGCGCTTGTATACGATGGATACGGTGCCTTCCGGGTACTCCTCCAGCCATGGGGACACGTCAAATTTGTGTGTGCGATAGGCGTTCTCGCCCACCCGCCCAACGATAAGCTCCCGGGTGAGTATGCCGGGGCACGAGGTATTACTTTGCATTTTTCAGCGCCTCCTCCAGTTGTTTTATGCGGTTTCCCATATCCCGCAGCATTTTATGTGTATTCTGTGCGTCAGCCCACAACACGGCGGGCACACGGTCATAGCTTACGCTTTCAGCCTCTACCATGCCCGTCTCTTTGTTGCGGTTGTATTCGGTGAGCCACGGGAACTCCTGTTCCATTTCTTCGGCAATGAATCCATAGCCGCTGCGACCTTTGTCGCCGCGAGCCTTACTCTCAAAAGTTACGGCGCGTACACGGTCTATGCGGTCGCTCACATTATCGTACTCTCGCACGTCATGTATGTTGCGTTTGTAGCGTCTCGACGATATTATGCGGTACAAATATCCGGTGTCGGTATCGAGGCGTAGGTTTGCGCTGTATGACACCTGTCGAGCAGTCAAGCTGCCCATGTATACCGAGCTGCCCGTTAAATACAGTTCCCCGCAGGCCATGCGGTTGTCGCAGCCAAGTGCAGTCGCAGTAAAAGGTGCGTTACAATTTAGGCCCGCAACCATGCCTCCATATCCGTTTAAAACTGTATTACCAAGGACTAATCTCCCGTTTGTATAATCGGAGTACAGTGTGCAGTTTCCGCCCTGTAACCTGTCACCGTATATTGTAAATCCTGCGATTGAGCCGCTTGTTGCTGTAATTTTTCCGCTGATCGTCAGGTTGCCGTTGCCGTCAAAGGCAAACACCGTGTTTCCGCTGGTATTTTTCATTGTGATAGTGTTGGCGGTCAGGTCAATTAAAAATCGGCCATCTTTTGATTGGAGTATGCCCGCGGTAATCCGCGCCGCGTCCATGCCGCCTGTGATGATAAAGTCCGCGTTGATCTTGCCGTCAATCGTCATTGCGAGGCCGTATGGGCCGTTGTAGCCGCTGGACGAGTAGCCGAGGCCGGACTTGTTCCACCGCCAGACCTGTACCGCGCTCTCTATGTCCGGCTGATCCATTATCAATATCTCGTCCGGGGTTTTGCCGCCGGTGCTGCTGTGTATTACCACATAGCCGCCCTGGTTGCCGGTTATCAGCTCCGTTGCCTCTATCACCGCCGCCTGCAGCGCCGTGAGGTCGGGGCCCTTGGCTATCTCCTGTGCCTGCTCCGCTATGGTCATGGCAACATTTTTGCGGACATTGCCTATGGTTACGCTGTCGTATGCGTCGATGAGTACGTTATATACCGTGCTGGTCACCTGCGCCGTGGCGTTGACGCCGAGCCGCTCAAATATCACGGTAACGGTGTCGCATAGTTCCACCCGCTCCAGCAGTGCGAAGTCTTTGTACTCCTGCGTCTGCTCGAGCTGCACAAAGGACACATTGAGCGATACCTCCGGCACGCCTATATCGTGGTCGGTCATGTACTGCTCCGCCGCCGCCTTGAGCGCCTCTGCCGTAGGAGCTTCCTTAAATTCTGCCGTCAAATCGAGGGGCAGTATGCGGGTATAATCATATGTTCCGGGCGCAGGAGTGACCTTTGGGCTCGTCTCCACTATACCGTCGCCGTTTTTGTAATAGGCATACACCCCGGTGTACACGTTGCTGCAATTTTCGTCCTGCTTCAGGTCAGTCAGGTTTTTGCCATAGCGTATGGTCACGCCGCGGTCAGTGCCGCGCTGCTGGTAAAGCCGCACGGTGTATTTGTCGTATTTGTATTCGCCTCCGTAAACCTCGAGCATGGTCGGCAGCAATGAACGGATGGACGCGGGCGATTTTACCGTAAAATCGCCGGAGGAGGTCATGTCAGACCAGAATGTAAACGGGTTCGCCGTGACGGCGTTTGTGCTAAACCCCGCGAGCGCGGCCTGAACTGAGGCCGCCGAGTACGGAGAAACGGGTATTCCGGTCAGGTCGTAGCTGATGTGATAGGCGTATACCGTGACGAGGCCATTTGTGGGTTTGCTTATGCGGTACACTCTAAACGGCTGCGCTAAATCGACAGGGTTAGGCTTGGCGAGTATGATCGAGCGCTGTTGTATTTCGGCGTAGTGTATGCCCTCGATAGGGTATTTGAGGGTAAGCTCAAAGGCGCCATTGCGCGTCTCCTTGACGGTGCAGCTTGCAGCGTCGGAGAGTTTGCCGAGGCCATTGGTCGTAAATGCCGTCGCTGTCGGTGCAAATAAAACCGGTTTCATAATGTCCACCACCTCGGTATGATCTCGACGGAGGTTATGCCGCCCGTCCATGTTATCTCATTATCGCCGGGCGCAAGCTCCGGGAATTCCGGGATCGTGACCTGACTATTAAGGTTGGTCACGCCCTTGTAGGCGTTTTCGGTGTCGCTATCCAGCGTGATGCTCTCGTCTATCGATGAGAGTGTGCATACGTACTCACCTACCTGCAGCGTTGCCGCCCCGCTGCCGTAAACGGTGATGAGGGGCTTTGCGTTAAACGCGGTCGGGTTGGTTATTGCCCCGCCGCTGGTGCTTATCGTCTGCGCCGTGTCGCCGATGTTTAAAAACCGCTGCGGTTTGCAGTTAAACTCTATTGTGGCCCTGCCGTATAGGTTAAATGTGTTTTCCAGATCCATCGGCCCTTGAAAAAAGGCCATGCGGTAACTGCCGGGGGTGTAGTCGTCCACAAGTTTGCGGTAGCCGCCCACGTTGAGCCACGCCGCCACGGCACGGGCAACATCCGGCAGTTTGCTGTTGTTTCGAGGGCCGCTCAGGTAGATGTCGTATCCTTGTATATAATTGCTGTATGCCTGCTGCTGCAGGAGCAAATCGCCGTTTCGCCCTGGTACGCTGATCGCGCTCTGCTTACGCTGCGGCACGGTATATGTCGGATACCGCTCAACGATGCAATTCAGGCTGTCGCTGGTTATGCCGTCCCAGTTTATCATCTGTAAATCGCCTCCTGTCTCGCCACGGCATCATTGATTCGGTACATGATCTCATCTGCAAGGGCCTCCACGTCCTGACCCTCCGCGCCGTAAACGGTGATGTTGACGCCGCCCATCATGGCGGCGCTTTCGGCATTGCTTTTTATCTGTGTTCCCTGGGGCAGCCGGAGCAACTCGGGGCCCTCTTCGCCTACCAACGTCCAACCGCCTTGCCAGTAATCCGTGCCGTGGGCGTTGCGGCCAACGCCGGAATCCCACGCCTTGCCGCCCACGGCGACGCCCTTATAGTCCCAATCGCCGTTGAGCCACTGAGCCAATTCGGCGAACGCCTGCCGGAAGCTGCCCTTTATTTTGCCGACGAGGTTATCCAGGCGCTTGTGAAATTTATCGACAGCGGCCACGCCCTCCTCGGAGAGCACCTGATTGTTTTCGTGCGCCGCCTGTTTCATGTTGTCGAGAGCGTCCGCGCCGTCGTTGATGATAGGGTTGAGTTTCAGTGCGCCTTCGCCCATGAGGGACATCGCGAGGGTGTCGCGCTCCGCGCCCTCCTCCATATTAGCGAGGGCGTAAACAACATCGTTAAATAGATCGTCGGTGTCGCGTATATTGCCGTTTTCGTCCGTCAGCGTCACGCCGAGCTCTTCAAACGACTTTGCCATTTCCTCGTTGCCCTCAACTGCGGCTACCGCATTTTTGCGGAGGTCTTTTGTGAGGTCGGCTATCTCTTCCATGCTCACGCCCACTTGCTCTCCTGCGTAGCCCCATTCTTGCAATGCGGTCGTGCTCAGGCCGGATGTGCCGGAGAGCAGTTTCAGGTTTTCGGCGAGTTCAATGGTCTCTTTGCCGATCTCCACCATATAGCCCGCCGCCGCGCCGAGCACTCCGGCAAGGCCGAGCATATCGGTGTTTATGCCGCCGAGGTCGATTTCACCCAGCGCGTCAGGGAGGTCTATGCCAAACTTGCCCGCAAGGTCGCCGAGGGTGCCGCTGGCTGCTCCTGCCGCCTCTCCCGTCTCGCTCAGAGCGCCGCTCATGTCATCGAGGCTGCCCAAGCTGTCGTCGAGACTGTCCGCGAAGCCGCTCAGGCCGGATTGCGTTTCGTCAAGCTGCCGCTCAAGGTTTTTGAGTTCCGCATTGGCGTCGTTTACGGCTTCCTGCCATTTCAATGTTTTTGTGTCGTTTTCGCCGTATAGATCAGCGGATTTTTCGAGCATACCGTTCAGCGCGTCCACGCGCTTTTTCTGTACGTCGATCTGTTTGTTTAATACCTCGGCGGTTCTCTGCGCTTTTTCCTCCGCTTCGGTGTTTTCATCAAAGCTGGCGGTGACGAGTTTCATCTCGCTGCCGAGGGTTTTTGCCTGTTGTATGATCTGGTTGATGCTGTCGCGGTATTCTTTTTCGCCGTCTATGCCCAGCTTCGGGCCTATGCTCACAGCCATGTTGTTTACTCCTGATTCATAATCTCGTCATAGGTTAGGGGCCGCTCATAATCCGCGCCGTTGTATATAGCGCGGCAGTCAATGAGGTCAAGCAGCTCGCCGTATGCGGTGTGTATGGTTTCTGCGCGGCTCATGCCGAGGCTCAATCCAAAATACACCAAAAAGGCCGGGGTGATCTTCACTCCCCGGCCTCGGTTTTTTTTGACGGGATCGCCCTCACCGTCCTGTGAGTGTCCCTACCGTATGCGTCTATCGCGGCGTTAAATATCTCCGCAAACTCCTCCAGTGTCAAAGAGGCTACCTCGTCATACGTCAGGGGAGTGGGCTTGTAACCGGGGGCTTCAAACGCCGCCGCTTTCTCGCCCATGAGGGATAGTATGCAGACAAACCGCATACGGTTTTCTGCCCTCCGGCCCGCCTCGCTGTCGTTGAGATAGGCCATGAGGTTTGCTATATCGCCCTCCGGGCACAGGCGGGCCAGTTCGATGCAGGCGCCGACGCTGTATTTAAAGTTTACCTCGCGTCCATTAACCTCTACCATGCGTTAAACCCCCGTTATATTGAGCACCTGTTTGATGACTGCAAGCGCTGCGGCCTCGGTATCCTGATGTTCGCCGCGCAGCCGCCAATCGCGTTTGGCTTTGTCGCTGCGCACCACGTCAAACGTGAGGTTCTGGGTCTGCCAGTTGGTGGTTTCCGTCTCGGTCTGCGCCCCCTCGTCCGGGGTGGCGAGTTTGCATTTGTAAATGACCACAGGCCGGTAGCTCTGCACGCCCTCAAACTGCCATTTTTCGATATAGCCCACGCCTACATAGGGCGTGTCTGCATCGTCATTGTCCGCATATACTTGCACTGTCTCGCTGCCGACGGTCAGACTGGTCGCGGTAGGCAAGCCGCGCATGAGTTTGTCGGCCTCCAGCGCGAGACCATCTACGGTAAGAGCAAGCGTGCCGCCCGTAAACTTGCCGGCAGCGCTTTCGGCTTCTACGTTGTCCGCATAAAACTTACTGCTGCCGTTAGAGCTGCTTGTCAAGTTCGCGTTCACGCCGCGTGCCATTTTCTGACCATTGGTGTATGATATATCGTTGCCGGTGTGTGAGTATATCGCTACATAAGGCTCGGAAAAACCTATTCTTACTCCGCCATTATTCATTTATTCGCTCCTCATTTCATAATTTGTGCCGTTTCCTCGTCAATCACTGCCGCCATGGCCTCTAAGGCTTCCTCTTGGCATTTTTTGATTGTCTTACGGACAAACGGGTATTTTTGTTGTATGCTGCTGCCGCTCTCCACGGCGGCGGCTATGATCTGGTTAGGCTGCCCCTGCGGGTATTTTTTCGTTTTCACTCGGTTATAGCCGCGAAATCCGATTTTGACGTTTAAAAAGCCCTCATCGTCGCGCATTCTGGATATGCCAAAGCTGTCTTTCAATCCCTCGATCTGAATTTTAGGCACGCCGCGGGTGTATTTTTTGGTTTTGCTCGTATTAGGCAGCGTCGGAACCTCGTCGAGCCCGTTTCTGATCGCGTTTGCAACTATATCCGCCCCCGCGTATACGGCCTTTGCCGCCGTTTCCCGGCTATTTTTGCCGAGAGCAGATAATTTCCGTTCGTATTCCTCGAGGCCCTCAAACTTTAGTGTCGCCATCAGGGCACCTCCCACGTCCATTCATAATGGATTAGGTTCGTCTCGTCCTCATACTGCACGGAGTTCAGCCGCCAGGGTATCCTCAGAGAGTTAAGGGCTGCCTGTATATTGTCCACGGCCGGGTCATATTCCTGCGGGGTGTAGTAGTCCACCGTGCCGGTGATCGCCTGCTCTGCCTTTCGGTTGCCGGCGTTAAATCCGTTTTCCCCGTCCTCCGCCCAGACGCAAAACGGCGGTTCCATGTGCGGCCTCCAGTAGTGCTTTGTATTCGGCACCACTTTTGCCAGCGCCTCGCCGAGAGGCTGTAATTTATTCTGCAACGTCATACAGTTTGTCAAGCCTCCTCAATGTCAGGTCTGTTATTTTCAGCCCATCCTCGTCAAGCAGGTGCTGCACATTATCAATGCGATACTGTTTTTTGTCCTCGGTCACGGCATACATACCTATTTCGGCAGCGTCCGTCCGCCACGTCCTGATCAGTAGGTCTACCTGTTGATTTGCGCCAAACGCAGCATACTGGCGCCCGTACCCGATAGCGCGTTCTGCGTAAAACAGCCATTCGACAGGGATAAGATACATGGCGGGCATTCCGCCCGCCGCTTCGTTCGTATCTTTCAGTTTGCACAATGTTACAATGCCCGTATCGTATGTCATACGCCGTCCTCCTGCATTTTCTGGCTGAATAGGCGGTTGTTGAGCGCATAGCGGAGCATACGGGGCATTACGGGATTATCCTCCGCGCGTTTGCGGAATAGATACGCGGCATACATAACAAGGATTTGTGCGTCCTCCTCGCAGTTGGTGTTAAGATTTATGCCCTCGCGGGCGATCATGCCCGAGGCAGCATTAAGGAGCTGCCCCAGGTATTCATCGTATGCCGTGGTCGTCAGCGACAGGTTAAACTTAAGCCGCGCCACAAGTCCCGGATTTGCCATGGGTCAGCTCCTCCTTTCTTAAGACTTGGTTACGGTGAGGGTATATACGCGCACAGCGTTGCCGTTTTTGACGGTCACGGTCAGGGTATTGCTGCCGCTTGTCCAAGTCGCGGTACCGCCGTTGTTGAGGTTTTTGCCGTTAAGGTTGAGCTCGATCTTAGCCTGCGCCTGCGCCGCGGTTGCCTCGATCTTGTCGGTAGCGGCTGCCGCTGTAATAGTGTATGCCATCACAGCAGGATCAAAAGTGGGCGTGAGAGTCTCGCTGCCTACGGTCAGGCTCTGGAGGAGCGCATCGTTGGCGGTATCTGCCGCGAAGGTCATTGAGGTGGTCACCTCGCTGCCGTTGATGTTGAGCGCGACGAAAGACTGAGGTATGACAGGCGTACCATCCGCACGAGCTTTGCCGCGGAAAACGGTGTTGTCCTGAATAAACTGCACGCTGTGGTCAGCGTCGATCTGAATATCGCCGCGGTTTACCCAGAGGTAGAGGTCGCCGTAGCCGCCTATGATGTCACCGTCGGGGATAAACTCCAGTATATCAATGTCGCCGGTGATGATGGGGAGCGTTGCAAATACGCCGGCGGCTATATCGCCGGTCGCGGTAAAGGTTATGACCTTCGATTTGAGCAGGTTGTAAGTCTTGCTGTTCATCGCCCAAAACTTTTCGCCGCGGGCATACAGACTGTATGCGTTGCCGGTGGCGACAGTGAGTGCCGCCCAGAATGCAGCGCCGGTCAGGGTGCTGTCGATCTTCTGGATGTTGGTGGTGTGGAGGTCTACCCATGCGGGGGCATTGGCGGGATAGTCGCTGGGCTTGGCGGTCTGGGCGAGGCGGCTCACTATGCCCATAGGCATTTTGATGCCGGTGCCGTAGAGGATCGCCTTGTCCTCGGCGAGGCCGATAGATTCGGACAGCATCTCCACCAGCCAGGATGCCAGGTTGATGTCGTTGTCCTCGAGTATGCTGTTGCACACCGGTACAAAACCGGCCACCTTGTAACCGTCAACGGTGATCTGGTTAAATACAAACTGCAGCTCGTTGATAGCCGCGCACATCTCAGTCCATACCGCCTCGGGCACGGTGCCGGCTATGGTCTGGCGGGCCTCGCCATTAACATTGCGGACGCGGACGCGGTTGAGCAGTTTTGAATACCTAAACATGTTCTCGCTGATGAGATCAAGGAATACTATGGGGATAGTCAGATCGGCGCCGCTCACCGCGCGCTGGGCACCGCCCTTCATGCTGCGCAGCTCTTTCAGAAATGCCTTAACGTCCTCGCGGGCTATAATCTCCTGCCGGGTCTGCATGGGCAGGGCGTCAAAAACGCGCTGTTCCTTAGGCAGCGCACGGATATTGATGTTGATCATTCTGGTTCTCTTGCTCCTTTCGTTTTCGTCAACTATCGTAGTCATGGGGGCGGGCTCGTTCTTGGGGGCCTCTTCCTCGATATCAGTCAGCTCTTTTTCGAGCTTGTCTATGGCGGCGACGCATTCTTCCTTTGCCTTTTCGAAGGCGGATTTATCCTCCTCGTACTTCTCCACCTCGTCCTCGACAGCGCGCTGCTCTTCCTCGTCCTTGGCTTCCTCTATGGCGTCCTCCAGTTCCTTTTCGCGCTTTAAAAGAGCAGCCTCCTTTTCGCGGAGCTGCTCCAATTCCTTTTTCTTGTTGTCAATGCTCCGGCGGAGCATCAGGGCTCTAAGTGCCATTACTTATTTCCTCCTTTAATCTTTGTTTTCATGTCGGCGCGCCACTTTTCGGCTTTGCGCCGCTTGATATCGTTGATTTCGGCCTTCCGGGCCTCTACCTGGGTATCCTCGTAGGCTGGGAAGGTTACTACGCTTACCTCCCAAAGTTTGACTTTGCGGAGGTGCCATACGCTGGGGCCATCCTCGTTGTAGTCCGTGCTCTGCTCGACTATGTCAAAACCAAACGAGCATTGGTTGACGTCGCCGCGTTTGACGCGCTCATAGAGGTTCATCGCGTCTTGGTCTTTTGGGTTAATTAGTATACTGCCCCAAAGGCCCTTGTCGTCGATGCGCAGGGTGAGCGTGCCGGCGG